TCATGCCGGCGTGTGGGGAAGGCAGATGAGGGAGACTCGAAAACTTTTGCGGGAAACAACCTCCCGGATTAAGACCCGCCGGCGGCCGTAAACCCAAAACCGGGAATGTTGAAAAATCAACGTTCCCGGTTGTTTTTTATGTATTGAAAATCGAAAAGGTAGCAAAAAGGTAGCAGACTACAGAATTTTCTTCAATTTGATCTGCTGGTTATCATTCTCCTGAAGCTTCTGTGTCGTATGAAGATATATCTCTTTTGTAATGCGTGAATTCTCGTGTCCGAGCCGACGCGATATTGTATCGATGTCAACTCCCTCGGCCAAGAGCAATGATGCGTGTGTATGTCTTAAAGCATGAACGGTTATTCTCCTGCCGAGAATACGCTCGGAAGTTTCTTTCAGGTATTTCTCATAAGCATAGTACGAAATGTGCTCGCCCCGGTTTGAATGGAAAAAGTAAGGAGATATAATATTGTGTTCCTGATCGTATGTCCATCTATACAGCTTGTACATTTTGAGTGCTTCCCGCAATTCTTCCTGGATATACACATTCCGGTTGGATGTTGATGTCTTTGGAGTGGTCACAATCTTATTAATATGATCATATGTCTTGGTGACTGTGATGTATTCGCCTGATATATCCGCCTGCTCCAGAGCAACCGCTTCACCGATCCGGAGTCCGGACAGAAGGAGGATGCGTGTCAGGTGATACCACTGCAATTTACCCGATGTTCGCATGTAATCCAGCAGGGCAGTAGCCTCGTCCGGTTCTAAGAACTTATCCTGAATGCGCTCTTTCTTGGTCTGTTCTTCCTTGAAATATTCCAAGTTGTCACATAACTTATAATTCTGATGCAGATCCATCTTCCTTGCCCAGTTAATCATCGCCTTGAATCTTCTGATATACTCATTCCGGGTGACATTTGATCCGGGCATAGCAAGGAGCTTGTCCGTGATGTATGCTACAGTAATGTTATTCACGATCGCATCTTTTCCGAACTTATTCACTAATTTGTGCAGCGTCCTTTTATTTCGCTCCAGGGTGGCATCTTTAACGGTCTTAGATTGATATGCCATGTATTTATCATATACCTGTGACAAGGTGCAGTTATCACAGATAACGCTTGTCTGGATCCTATCAATCTTCCGTGTGAGCTCCTCCAGTGCTTTCTTTCTGTTTGCAGCAGTATCCTTACCGGTTATGGTTATACTGACATATCTCTGCTTGAATGTCAGAGGATCTGTGTACCTTTCTACATACTTTACCTTTCCATTTTCTTTGATTTCACTCCACATATGTATCATCCTTTCTATCTTCGGGCATAAAAATGCCCGGTACTTGTATTTGATACCGGGAAATGATACAATGTAGCTTGTCTAGGGCGATTGTATCGTTAACCGGTATAGTTGCTTTCCGCCTCTCTGGTTCCAGCCGGAGGGGCGGTTTTTAATTGATTTTTGTTGGGTTTGAACCGAAACATTTTTTGCACGGCTCATAGTTTTGCTCAAGAGCTTTTCTAATATCTATCTGTTTTGCTTCATTCAACCCACTGCAATGAGGATTTTTGTGGTACTTATTTGATTTGCTTGTTACATATACTACGTCTACGGGTTCTATATTCATTCGTATTATTTGTGATAAGTAGGTTATATCTTCCGGATAATTACTACAGTGTCTTGTGAGTTCCGCCTGAAGAGATTGTGCTAAACGAATATATGGAGTTTTATACTTTAACAAATTTAATAAAAACAGTAGTTGACCGATACCTGCCATATTCAATGAATTTCCAAAAATCTCTTCCTCGCGTAGTTTTGATTTAGGGATGTGGTTATATATTCGACCACCGTGAGCCGCAGTATTTCTATAATCGGAGCAGATGGACAGAGTATCTGACATTAATTTTATTATAGCTTCATCATCCAAAGCTAGTTCCTAGGGATCGTATAACAGTAAAGCCAGTTCTCTTTTTTCCTTATGCTTGAATTTGTCAATAAAATTAATTATTGTAGAAAAATATAGGCTCTTAAATAAAATCCACGGAGGTACCACTCCGTATTTCTCACGATAATGTGCGACTGGATTCTTATCAGTATATAAATGATTCTTTATTGTTTTCAGCACAGAATCAAGTGTGAATCTTGATTTTGTTTTTTTCTTATCGCGATAATTCCGCCACTCCAGATATGAATCTTGATCTGTACCAAAAGAATTGGCAATTACATCGGCGGACAATTCTTTTATATGTTCTTCAAAATCAAGCATGGACGCCATTATAGTATTTCGTAGGTTCTTATCGAGTAAATATAATGATGATATGTGCTGGAAAGTAATACCATTTCGATAAATCTTTTTTCCTTCCTGAGTTACGATTATATACGGCTCTCTATAACTCTTTATGAGATTGGAGTACCCGTAAATCTGAAGCAAATCTGCTGCCATTTTTCGATTGTCGATAATTAAGTTTTGCGATTCTAATTTTTCAATCTGTTCATCAATGCTGGCATATGGTATGTTCAGTTTCATCTGTTGTCTTCACCACCTTTTAACAAAACAAAAAGAGCCAAGGAATAATCCAAGGCTCTTTCTGTGACCGGACACCAGTCATTCACTAATTAGTTACATTATAAGTATACGCACAAGCCTTGTCAAGTATTCTTTTTTTTCTGTATTTTTAATGTTTACAGTACATATTCCGATATAACATTTCCTAGTGCCACGATATTGGTACTGCCTTTGAATTCAAAGCGAGCCATGAAACCATTCGAAAAGAAGAGCTCCATTTCGCTGTCCGGGACCAGTTCGGCAAAACCCGGAGTCTGGATGCTGAAATACTGGATCTTGGAATACGGCAGGGTAGATACTTCCTGACGTTTACCGGTCACTCCCTGCACATCAACGGTTATGATACGCTTATTGGTGAACAGAACCTGATCTCTGACTGTTTTGAATGCACAGAGTGGTTGCTCCCCGTTTATAAGAATCCGTAGGGCATTCTGGTTAACCGACTTCATGTCGATAGGTTTTAAGTTAAATACAGTTCCGTTTGCAAAATTAATCATAGTAAATTCCTCCCATTATCCTATTAATCTGTGTGCGTAATATTCTAACCGTGTGACCTCTTCGTGCTTCCGGTTAAAATCGTCCGATAGTATATGTCGTAGCTCATGCATATACGCTGTAATCTGTTGATCCCGGCTCAATCGTGAATTCAGAAAGATAGAATAGCTTCCATCTTCATTGTGTGTGCTTGTAGCTCTTACTGAGCCTAAGTCTATGTAGTGTATGAATATATCGTCATTCAAGGTAATTCACCCCCTCTTATCAGTTGTTATCTATATAATAGCACCCATGTAAGCCAATATAGCGCTTATTCGCCACGTTCTTTCTTTTTTAATGCAAGTAGCATCGTATGAACCGTTTGTAAGTCCTCTGGGGCGGCATCCTTTGCGGCATCGAAGAGAAGTGACAGTTCTTTGTTCTCGTAAATCTCCTGAGCGATCTTTGCTGTCTCAGGATTAGTGTAGTAGGAATCTTCTTGAGATTCGGATTTATCCTCTGCAAGATTAATGCAGTTAAGATCGAAATGCTTCGATAAATTTCCCATTCCGCCTGAAAAAGCCTCCATCCAAGGACTCCACCCCATTAGCTCGGCCGGGGTTGTTTCTAACACATCTGCAAACGCTTTGATCTTAGATTGCGGCAAGTCGACCATCCCCTTTTCAATCTTCGCTATAGCACTTTTGTCCGCATATCCAAGTTTTTTAGCAAGTTCGGATTGCGTAAACCCTAGCTGTAATCTACGCGCTCTTATGTTTTTGTATAGTGCGAGATCGTCATTCATCTCAATCACCTCCATAAACTCAATATAGCATAGGGTGGAAAATAATTCAACATTTTTGTTAAAAAAGGTTGACAGCAATTCAACATCATGATATTATCAGACTGAGTTGAATAAAGTTCAACCAGAAAGGAGGTAACGGATAAAATGACCGACCTAAAGTTACTTAAGCACATAATTGATGACTCGGGCATGACTATGGTTGCTATTTCTCAAAAAACCGGAATATTAAGGGAGACCTTATATAATCGGCTCAATGGAAAGGGTGAATTTACCGCGTCTGAAATAGTATCTTTATCAAAAGTGCTGAATTTATCATCGGCTGATCGTGCAGAAATTTTTTTTGGCGAAAAAGTTGAATGAGAATCAACCCTAAGTTAAACAAGCAGAAAGGAGGAGAAAGAGTGTATGACATCGACTATGGTGGAATAAAAAAGTACATGGATGCAACTGGTTTGAAGCAAAAGGCAGTTGCGGAGAAGGTCGGACTGACAGAGGCACAATTAAGTTTGATTCTTCAGCAAAAACGAAAGCTGGAAGCATCTGAGTATGCAAATATTTGTTGGGCTATGGGGGTTTCTATGAAGAAATTTTTGATAGAGAAATAAAAAAGATACCGGATGTGCTACTATCCGATACCTTTCCCAGCCTGTTTGTTGCATTGACGCATTTGGATTCCGGCGCTGGCTCTAAGGCTCTGGCTCTTGCACACTCGCGATTGTGCATTACCGGAATTGTCAGACTAAGGCAGCACAACTGACAGCCAAACACTCGTGTTACTTAAACGATAGGCACTCGTTTTTTAATAGCCCTTAGCAAACACGTATCTACCGGGACGGAGGTAAACCATCGAGATAGATATCAAAGCACCGGGCAAAGTCAAAAGTTTTTCCAACAGGACCAACTCCCTTCTTGCCCATATCGGGTAGGAAAATTTTATCATAATCGAAATTTTTATGCAAGGAATCGAAAGGAGAAGAGAAGATGACAATAACAGGGATCAGAACAGTACGAATACCGTTCTATGCGACGAGAGCACAGATAGCGCAGGATTTCAAGATCAGCATGGGAACGGTGGACAACAGGATCAAGGATATTCTTTCTCTGAAAGAACGTTATGGGGACTTTGCAGTAATTGACGGAGATGGATTCGTCAGAGTCAACCAGCTCGCATTTATTGATTACATGAAATACAAGAAGCGTCTGGAGGACCGGAACCTTCGTAAGGGTGTACCGCCATATGAACCGGTTCAGATCGCAAAGGAACTGGGTCTGTATGAAGAATCAGTAGTTTAGAAAATAAGGAGGAAAAAGAAATGATACACGTAGAAAATGGAAAGATTCAACTCAGAGGGAATGCGGGAGACGTTTTGGCGGAGGCTACTATCGCGCTAAAATGTGCGGCAAAGGCCGTTGTGGATAAAAACGGAATGGGCAAGCAACCGGAAGTAGGGAACCGGGCAACGATTGGATTCCTTGAAGCATGCGTTGAAGACATAAAGGCTGAATTATTGGGTGATCGAGAGGAAACAGAGCTGGATCGGATACATAGCCTGCTTTGTAAGATAGATTCTCTCGCCGAGGATCACTATAACCGAGAGCGGAACGAAGGGAAGTCTCACGATCAGGCCCGTGTATCCACGGCAGAAGTCATGAGTGACATGCTAGCCGCATCAACGGTCGGCATCAAGATGATGCTTAGATCGAAAGCGTCGAGAACTGAGGGGGAATCGGAATCATGCGAAAAAGAAAAAGGCGGCGTACCAGAGCTGTAAAGACAACCCGGGGGCTTAATGAAAGGATAAGGAGGAAAAAGAAATGATTCATATTCAGGGTATTGAGACGGAGTTTAAAGGCGGGGCGGCAGATCTGCTTTCTGAAGCTACCTTCGCACTGGCGGGGGCAGTGATAGGCGGGCTGGAATACCTGCAGGATAACGGAGCGCCGGATGAAGAGTTGGAGAGTGCAATGAATAATTTGATTGCGGTGGCAGGGGTAGATGCTAAGAAAGTAGTCAGAGAATATCTTAAAGAGCATAAGGAGGAGCCATGCGAGGAAGAAGAAAAAGGCGGCGTACCAGAGCTGTAAAGACAAGCTGCATTATAGCATTGATAACATTTTTTATATCAGCCTGCATGCTGGACAGCCTGACATGGGTACCATTTGTCCTTTGTTGCTTGTCGATTAGCTGGCTGGGGCTGGTGGCAATGGCAAATGACCGGAGAAAGGAGGTAGAAAAAGTTGAGAACAGAGCAGGAAATCTTAGATGAGATTAAGAAAGTCGAAACGGCTAAGAAGCAGGCACAGCGTAAGCTTATCCGTTGTGATGAGCGACTTGCAGAGCTGAATGAGGAAGCATCCCATGTTCAGAAATCAAAATAGGCACCCGGGAATTTGCAGATTCCACGGATGCCAATAAAATAACTTACAAACCTATTATAACAATAAGGAGGAGATTATGCAAAAGGAATCGTTTGAGATTGTTGAACGCCTTGGCCGATTGCCGGATTACCAAAGTACCGGTTCAAGTGAACCCCGGCATGTAGAGATCAACCGGATCAGCTGGTACGGCAGAGAACCCAAGGTAGATATCCGAGCATGGAATGAAGATCATTCCTGGTGCGGAAAAGGAATTCTGCTGTCCGACGAAGAATGGCAGGCATTAAAGACCGCGATTATGAAAGGAGATATAAGATGAAAATATCAGTAGAATTTGACAGCTTAACAGAGATGAAGAAGTTTATTAACACATTTGCGGATGATCAGGTAACAGATAATCCGGTAACCCCGTCGGCTCAGACGGCCGTACCTACGGTTATCGCCACGCCTACGCAACCTGCAGCTCCAACACCGCCTGTAGTACCTACGCAGCCTGTGGTGCCAACCGTGCAGCAGGCATATAGCATTGATGATCTGTCAAGAGCGGCGGTAGCCTTGATGGACGCCGGAAAGCAGCAGGAGCTGTTAACACTGCTTCAGACATTCGGGGTTGAGGCCATCCCGCAGCTTCCAAAGGAGCAGTATGGCGCATTTGCTACCGCGTTGAGACAGAAGGGAGCACAAATATGATGGGAGGACATGCTACACGGGCACATTCGCTGCTGAGTCCTTCCAGCGCACATCGATGGATGATCTGTACCCCGTCAGCAAAGCTTGACGCACAGTATCCTGACGAAGAAGCAGTTGCAGCTCGGGAAGGAACTCTGGCACATGAGCTCGCTGAGCAGAAGTTAAAGGCGTATTTCTACCCGGCAGAGGTGTCGAAGCGGAAGTTATCCTCATTCATTACAAAGTGCAAGAAGGATGAGCTGTGGGATGACGAGATGCTGGAGCACACGGATACATATGTAGAGCATATCAAGGATATATCACTGCAGTATGACTCCGCACCTTACGTAGTACCTGAGAGATCCTATGATCTGTCCAAGTACATCCCTGAGGAGGGGGCGCACGGAACTGCTGACTGTGTCATGATCCAGGGTGGTGATCTGCATGTATTTGATTTCAAATACGGAAAGGGGGTTAAGGTATCAGCCGTTACAAACTTTCAGATGCAGTTGTATGCATTAGGGGCTTACGAGGCATACAAACTTGCGTATGCGATCCGGAACGTACATCTGCACATAATCCAGCCCCGGATTGACAATTTCTCAGATTGGTCGCTATCGATCTCCGATCTATTGCAGTTCGGAGAGCTGGTCAAGCAGAAAGCGGCTATGGCGATAGCCGGAACCGGTGATTATCGCCCCGGAGCAGATACCTGTCGGTTTTGCCGGGCAAGAGCGGTTTGCCGGGCAAGAGCGGAATACAACGTTGAACTTGCCTTTTATGCGAACAAAAAACCGGATACACTGACACCCGCAGAAATCGGCGACTACTTAACCAAAGGGGCTGACGTAGCAAAGTGGCTGGAAGATGTAAAGTCTTATGCTCTGAATGAATGTCTGGCCGGGCGTGAAATCCCGGGATATAAAGCTGTTGAAGGCAGAGGAAGTCGTGACTGGACTGATATGGATGCAGCATTCAATGTATTGAATGCCGAGGGATATCCGGACACGGTGCTGTATGAGAAGAAAGCATTGACTCTGGCACAGGTGGAGAAGCTGGTAGGAAAGAAGGACTTTGCGGATCTGGTTGGCGGATATGTGGTGAAGAATCCGGGCAAGCCGGCGCTCGTAGCAGAGAGTGATAAACGGGAAGCAATTACCAATAAGGTAAGTGCCGCGGACGTATTTAAGAAGGAGTAACGATGACGAAATGTGAAGAAATCAGGAGCATACTGAGAACCAATCCGAACGCAACGAATGATCAGATCGCTGAAGTGATCGGATGCGAAGTGAAGTTTGTCCGGGATATGATCGCACGCATGGTTAATCGTGGGGATATCAGCATGGAAACTGTGGAGAGCCAGACGGGTGAGAAGATACGGAGCATTAAGGTTCTGATCGAGCCGAAGACACAACGAATGGACTATAAGAAGAAAATCATGAAAGAAATGTGTGACGTATATGTAGAAGACTTCTTTGCTGCAGAGCTGTTTAGTGAGCGGGCGGAGATTGGCAAGCTGATACTTAGAATTTTGGAAAGATTATAGAAAAGATTATAGAAAAGGAGAGTTTGAATCATGGATAACGTAATGAATGTAACCACAGGAGAAGCAAGACTGAGCTTTGTACACTTATTTAAGCCTTATGCATTTCAGCCGGGGCAGGAGGAGAAGTTCAGCGTGACGATCCTCATCCCAAAGAGCGATGTCGATACGAAAGCCCGGATTGATGCTGCTATCGAAGCGGCAAAGAGAAAAGGTGTATCTGAGAAATGGGGTGGTGTACAGCCACCAGTGATCCCTACACCAATTTATGACGGCGACGGGGTGAAACCTTCCGATGGAATGCCATTTGGTCCTGAATGCAAAGGTCATTGGGTATTTACAGCATCCAGTAAGGCGGACTATCCACCGGAGGTTGTTGACGTAAATCTGAATCCTATCATCAATCATAGTGAAGTATATTCCGGCATGTATGCCCAGGTGAATGTATCCTTCTTCCCGTATGTATTTGGAGGTAAGAAGGGCATTGGATGTGGTCTGGGTCCTGTCCGCAAGATCAGAGACGGTGAGCCGTTGTCCGGGGGAGCCCCGAGTGCTGCTCAGGCATTCGGTGCCGCACCTGCACCACAACAGCAGACTGCACCTACACAGCGGATCAATCCGATCACAGGTCTGCCAATGTAATACGGAAACCCGGCAGAGGGTGAGAACCCTCTGCTTTTTAATCTAAAGTTTGGACCTATAGATAGGAGGATGGAATGGGCACACTGAAATATTCAATCATGCAGGAGAGCGTATCAGCTGTAAAAGCATTACTGAATGATTCGAAGATGAATTTTGTCATGATCGGATATCACCTGAGAAAGATTGATGATGACAAGCTGTATCGGGAAACCGGTCATGAAAATATATGGGACTTCGCTAAGGATCAATTTGGCTTGAGCAAATCATCGGCCAGTCGATTTATGGCTATAAATGAACGGTTTAGTGTTGGTGGTTATTCTGATCGGCTTGCTGAAGAGTATAAAGAATTCAGTGTAAGTCAGATGAGTGAGATGCTTCCCTTGACGGATGAACAGATCAGCTCGATTGATTCGAATGTGACAATACGGGAAATCCGGAAGATGAAACCAAAGAGAAAAGAACAGCCGCAGGAAAGTGTAATGGTTGTTGCGACATCGCAACAGGAGGAGATTCAGGATGAATGCTGTGACTGTGATCTGCTTCATAACAAAGAAGCTGGTGTTCTGGAATGTAATCCGGAATCCGGAGAATATGCCTGTATGCTCCCGGATCCGGATGAAATCGAGGACATCACATCAGACGATCCGGAGGCTGTTGACACATTGCAACAGGAGAATGATACGACAGAGGATCCCGAGCATTATACGATATTTGATGTGAAAACGTATTTGGCTCGGGAAGAGGAAAACCTAAGAATCTGTCGGGAGGATGATATCCGGAGTAAAATCAGACAACATTCGGCGATAAATGTGGCTGCATACAAAACTCTGTTGAGTGTGATGGATGAAGTGGATGAGGTATTAAAGCTATCTCATTTTGCAAATGCGTTTTACATCGAAGGGGATTATGGTTCGGCTGATTTTTATCTGTACAATGCACGAATGGTTTTGAACGAATTACAAAATTTTGAAAAAGTCAACAGGCCCAAAGTAGATGAATTTGTAAAGTTACAGGATCTCCCGACCATGAAAAACAATGATCAGCGTGGTGCATTTATAGACGACTATCAATCGTGGCCTTTGTGGATCGAGTCTCCAGAGACAGGGGAAAGAATCTTTCGCTTTAACATAACGGAGGATATCGCAATAGCTGTGAGGGATCAGAAACAGCATGTATGGAATCCGGGTAAATGCAAATACAGCACTGAAACAGAATATGCAGGAGAGAAATATTATCTGTTAGGAATCAGTTCAAATTATGGTGTGAAAGGTGCTGAATTCAAAAAGAGTCAGGAGAAGACATTTTCTGAATCACTTACAAACAGGTCAAATCTGATTGAATTTTTAAAGAAGTATCAGAAGGGAGAAGTAAAATGACAAGAATATATTTAAGCGGACCAATCACAGGGCATGAGGATTATCTGGCCGAGTTTGCACATGCCGAGCGTGAGGTTATTGATATGTTTAGAGGCGGCGATGTCGAGGTAATCAATCCGGCTAGAATCTGTGCATCACTTCCTGAAAGTACCACGTGGAAAGAGTGCATGAGGATCTGTTATAAGTTACTCGACATGGCGGATGCAATCTGTATGCTGCCCGGATGGAAAGAGAGTCCTGGGGCATGTATCGAGTGTGGTTACGCATACGCGAAAGATTTAACTCTAATTAAATTGGCAGGAGCGGAGGATTGACATGGGGCAGAACAGAGATCAGAGATTTTATAATGACGGAATGGCAAGGGCATTAGATCTGGTTAAGGCTGGAGGAGTGCAGCTGCTGGAGCAGGAACTGAAGCAGAGAGGTATCAAGGACCTACCGCCGAATGTGCCGGTATATCTCGTACATAAAGTTGCGAGGGAATATTGCAAGGATGAGCTGATGATCGTGGCGACTGCAATGGCAGATACAATCGCCTATGATATGCAGTTTCCACCATCCGTAGTAGTTGATTTTTTAAGAAAATTTAGTAATAAATGCGATCGGTTCCGGATGGATGCCGAATTGTATGAATCCGTGAAGAGGAAGCTTGATGATGAATATGCACTGAATAAAGTAATTGAAAAGTTTAATAAGGAGGAGATTAAGAATGAGTGAGATTTTGGAGAAAGCAAAGGAGTTAGTAGATGACATATACAAGGCAATGACCAAGGTGGAAACCTGTGAGACCTTATCCGAGGAAGTAGCTTCGCAGGAGGTTGTTCTGGTCAAAGCAGGCGGGGACCGGTATGTAAAGCTGGACGGAGTTATGACGGAAGAACAGATTCAGGATGTGAAAAAGTATATCCAGAACACGATAGATGGAAACAAAGCTGAAGCGGAACATTTCCTGCGTATGGTATCCGGAAAAGCAGCAGTGGTCAATCCCGATTTTGAAGCCGCGGTTCAGGAAATGATCAGTCAGGACCAGACAGCCGAAACGGTAACTGAGACCGCAGAACCAGTAGCAGCAGCAGAAGAAGAAGAACAGGAAGAACCTGAGACCGAAGCTCCGGAGGAGAAGGCAGCACCGGATCTGACGATTAAGGCGGTACGGGAGGTCTACACAGAAGGAGATATGTCGATCAGACAGGCCGCAGAGTACTTCGGAGTGGGACAGAGTAAGTTATACGGTTTTATTTCTGAACATGGTCTGAGAAAGCCAAAGAAGGACAACACACCCTGGAGAACCAGTAGTCACAAATAAATCAAATCGATATGAAAGAATTGAGCATGAACCGGACGGCAAGGACTGTCCGGGGTGCCGGTTCTGGAACAAATTAGGAGGCCTTTGGTTTTGTGACTACTTCAGACAGACAAGGCAATTAAGAAAATGTGAACCCGGAAGGCTTTGCCGGGTAAGTGAAAGAAAAAGGAGGAAACGAAAATGTCAGAAATGAAATGGATACCGATTATAGATACACTGCCACCATTGGACGAATACATACTGCTGTCTTTCAGCAACTTCCCGGACCCGGTTATTGGAAGATATGAGGAAGATGACGAAGGAGGAGGTAATTTTTATGCAGGAGACGAGGATGTGACACTGATATCACAAGATATGTACGTGGATGCATGGATGGAGTTACCAAAGCCATATAAAAATAGAAATGATGGCATGGCGAGGATTCTCTCAAGACTATTAGCCTTGCCGGATGCAGATCGCCTTCATCAATATAGGGACAAGATGCTCAATCTTGCAGATGTATTGAATCTTATAAACGAGGAGATGAAGAACAATGCTACAGGTAATTCCTGAATATGAAGACGCATTCAAATGGTGCTGGAGCTATGCTCTGGAAGAACCGGAAGATCAAAGACAAGACTGGAGAGATTCTATGCTCAGACTGTTTCTGCAGCGGGGTGGTGGAAAACTATGAATCATTTAAGCATTGATATTGAAACGAGATCAGACGTCGATATCAGCGCTGCTGGGGCGTACCGATATGCACAGTCAGAAGATTTCGAGATTTTGTTATTCGCATACATGGTAGATAACAAGGATGTGCAGATCGTAGACCTGAAGCAGGGTGAAAGAATCCCGGAGGGGATTGTGTGCGCCCTGCAGGACCCAAATGTCATTAAACATGCGTATAATGCCGCTTTCGAGTGGTACTGCCTGAATCGGGCGGGCTATCGGACACCAATCGGGCAATGGCAGTGTACTATGATCCATGGACTGTATTGTGGCTATACCGCCGGACTGGAGGCAACCGGTAAAGCAATCGGACTCCCGCAGGACAAACAGAAGCTGACAGTCGGTAAAGCACTAATCCGGTACTTCTGCTGTCCTCAGAAGGCAACCAGGTCAAACGGTGGCCGGAAGTACAACGATCCGGTGCATGACATTGATAAGTGGAATCTGTTCAAGGAATATTGTAAGCAGGATGTCGTGACTGAGAACGAGATCTGGAAGCGTGTAAGCCTGTTTCCGGTACCGGATTCCGAATGGGATCTGTGGCGGCTGGATGTGAAGATGAATGCCTTCGGAGTAAGAGTAGACCGTCAGCTGATTGATGGGGCCTTGTACATAGCGGCGGAGAGTGAAGCAAGACTTACGGAAGAGGCACAGAGAATCACAGGACTTAATAACCCGAACAGCACGGCACAGCTTCTCAAATGGCTGAATGACAGGCTGGAGGTAGAGGTACCGGATGTGCGCAAGGAGACAGTAGTAGATCTCTTAAATATGGATATTCCGGCCGATGTGCGCCGGGTACTGGAGATCCGCCAGCAGCTGGGAAAGACATCCCTGAAGAAATATGACACCATGGAGGCTGCAATGGGCGAGGGTGACCGGATAAGAGGAATCTCACAGTTCTATGGCGCCAACCGTACCGGCAGATGGGCCGGCAGACTGGTACAGCTGCAGAACCTTCCAAGGAATTATCTGGAAACGATTGACGAGGCAAGACGGCTGACGATTGCTAAGAATTACACCGGCTTAAAAGCCGTTTATGGGGACGTGCCGGATACACTGTCACAGCTCATCCGAACAGCATTCATCCCTTCCGAGGGGCGGAAATTTGTAGTCGCGGACTTTTCTGCGATTGAGGCACGGGTAATCGCCTGGTTGGCTGGGGAGACCTGGGTCAATGAAGTATTTGCCACAACCGGAAAGATCTATGAGGCTACGGCATCTCAGATGTTTGGGGTTCCGATAGACCTGATCAAGAAGGGCAATCCGGAATATGCACTGCGGCAGAAGGGGAAGGTGGCTACACTGGCTCTGGGATATCAGGGCGGTACCGGAAGCTTGATCGCAATGAACGCATTAAAGATGGGACTAACGGAAGAAGAGCTGCCGGATATTGTATCCAGATGGCGGCAGTCGAATCCAAGGATCGTTGATCTCTGGTATTCGATCGAAAAGGCGGCAGTCGGAGCAGTGCAGTCATGCCAGCAGACAGCCACTCATGGCCTGATATTCAGCATGGAGAGCGATCTGGTTTACGGTCAGAGCTTTTTGACGGTACTTCTGCCAACAGGGCGGAAGCTGTTCTATCCGAGGGCCTATCTGGACGTAAACAGGTTTGACAAGCTGGCAATTCATTATTACACAGTCGGACAACAGAGCCGGAAATGGGAAGTGACATCCACCTATGGCGGAAAGCTGACGGAGAATATCGTGCAGGCTATCGCCAGAGACTGCCTGGCCGAGGTATTGCGGAGGCTGGCAGACAGAGGCCTCGATTTTGTGTTCCATGTTCACGACGAAGTGATTGTGGATGCGCCGCAGGAACTGACGGTGGAAGATCTGTGTGCTCTGATGGCCGAGCCTATACCGTGGGCTCCGGGGCTGATATTAAAGGGTGCGGGATTTGAAGGCAATTACTACAAGAAAGATTAACGGGTGAAGCGTATGGTGAAAAATAACAGGATGCTGCATATCGCTGTCGGACAGAGCCGGAAGGCTCTTGTATGGCAGAAGACGGAAATGCAGTGGTCTGACTTTATAGATAGATTAAAGACCCCGGTCAGGGGAGAAGAGACAATCGAACAGTATTTGAACTATTCGAAAGCACAGCAGGCAGATCTAAAGGATGTCGGCGGATTCGTCGGTGGTACCTTTCGGACATTAAGACGTAGCGCAAATCAGGTAGAGGGAAGGGATCTTGTAACCCTTGACATGGATACGATCCCGGCCGGAGAAGCCAAAGATGTGATCCGCCGCGTTGGGGCATTAGGGTGTGCTGCAGTCATTTACTCTACACGAAAGCATACGGGGTATGCCCCAAGACTCCGGGTGATCATTCCGACCGACCGGACGGTGACTGCAGATGAATATGAACCGATTGCGCGGAAACTGGCGTATTTGATCGGAATGGACTTCTGTGATCCGACGACGTTCCAGGCATCCCGGATGATGTACTGGCCGTCATGCTCTGCAGATGGGGAGTACGTTTATGAAGTGTTCGATGCCGGCTTCTGTTCGGCGGATGGAATCCTTAATATGTACGGAGACTGGAAGGATGTATCTCAGTGGCCGCAGGTTACCGGCGCGGAAGCAATCGAGAGACGGCGGGTGTCCAAGCAGGAAGACCCTACTTCAAAGAAAGGTATCGTTGGTGCATTCTGCCGTACCTATACGGTGCTGGAAGCCATTGAGAAGTATATACCCGGTATGTACGAGCCAACAGACGATCCGAACCGATATACATACACCGGTGGATCTACACAGGGCGGTGCCGTTTTATATGACGATGATAAATTTCTTTACAGCTATCATGCCACGGATCCATGCTCCGGCCAGCTTGTAAACGCTTTTGATCTGATCAGGCTGCATATGTACGGAGATAAGGACAGTGAGGCGAAGGACGGAACCCCGGCGGCAAAGCTGCCATCTTTCATACAGATGAGCCGGTTGGCTCTTGGGGATGAGAAAGTAGCCGGACTTATGCGACAGGAGAAGTTGCAGGAGGCTCAGCGAGTATTTGATACAACGGGTAACAACACGGGTGATACTGATGGTACAACTCAGGATGCTGCCCCGGACAATTTTGAATGGCTTTCAAAGCTTACGGTTACGGCCAATAATGATTATGAGAAAACAATCAATAACGTTGTTACTATCTTACAGAATGATACGTTGCTAAAGGGAAAGATCGCGACTGATGAGTTCGCCAGCTGCGGGATGGTGCTTGGAGCGACACCCTGGGACAGCCGTCCGGATAAGCGTAGATGGACAGATACCGACGATGCGGGCTTATATCGGTATATTGAAACGTATTACCGCATTACTGGACGGGAGAAGTTAGATAACGCACTTTTGATCGTTAGTAACGAGAATAAGATCAATGATGTGAAACGATACCTGCAGGGGCTTAACTGGGATGGCATAAAACGTATCGATACCCTGCTTCCGGATTATCTGGGGGCAGACAGTAACCCGTATACGCACGCGGTGATGCGGAAGGTGCTGTGTGCTGCAGTGGCAAGAGGTATCAAGGGTGGGGTGAAATTTGACTACATGCCGATTTTTGCTGGACCGCAGGGAATCGGAAAAAGTACCTTCCTGTGCCTGCTCGGCCGGGAATGGTTCAGTGATTCGTTAACGACCTTCGAGGGCAAGGACGCAGCAGAAATGATACAGGGGACATGGATCAACGAGGTAGGTGAATTAACCGCTATGACCAGACAGGAAACGAATGCGGTCAAGCAGTTCCTGTCGAAAAGAGAAGATATCTATCGTGCGGCGTATGGCAGACGGACGGAGAAATATCCGAGACGTTGTGTCTTTATCGGAACATCGAACAATGCGGAGTTCTTAAAGGATGCAACAGGTAACCGGCGATTCTGGCCGGTAGATGTCGGTGTGCATCCGGCTGTGAAAAGCGTGTGGGAAGATCTGCCGGAAGAGGTAGACCAGATATGGGCGGAGGCGTATATGCTGTATAAGCTGGGAGAGCCATTGTATCTGTCTCCGGAGATCGAACAGCTTGCGAAGGAGCAGCAGGAGAAGCACATAGAAGAATCCGGTAAGGAAGGCATCATAAGGGATTATCTGGATAAGCAGGTGCCGGTGAACTGGTGGAGTATGAGCCAGATGAGCCGGAGGCAGTATTTAAACGGTATGGCGTGTGGCGACGTAGAAATGATGGACCGTGACCGGGTGTGTGCCGTAGAGATATGGGCGGAATGCTTTGGCGGGGATCCTCGGTATATGAAGCGGCAGGATGCGGTTGAGATCAATGGCGTACTGGAGCGGATGCCAGAGTGGGAAAGAACAAAAGGCGTCAGGCGATTTGGACCATACGGAAAACAAAGAGGGTTCGAAAAATGTGATAAATTTTGACGACAAAGGCGGCAACAAAATCGTCAACAAACTGGATTTTTGACAACAAACTCCGAAAGGCGCCGCTGACAACAAACTTTGAATGTTGTCAAGTTTGTTGCCGGGTTTGTTGACGGCATAGAGCTAGAAAATATAAGGCTTTAACCTACTTTGACAACATTGACAACAAACTTTCTATAAAAGTTAAAAAATAAAGGATTTATAGGATAACGTGTACGCCATACGCGCATGATTTTAAATATATACGCGCGCGTATGTTGTCCGTGTTGTCAGATTGATGAGAAAAGGAGAATCAGAATGTTAGAGAGTGAGATTGAAGAGATATTAGTAGATACGGTTCGTGGCCTGGGAGGAAGAGCCTATAAGTGGGTGTCGCCAGGGAATGCAGGTGTACCGGACAGAATGGTGATCCTGCCGGACTGTAAACCGATATTCGTGGAATTGAAAACAGATACCGGGCAGTTAACCAGACTGCAGAGGATACAGATAGACAGATTACGAAGGCTTGGACAGGATGTCCGGGTAGTAAAAGGTCTGTCCGGTGTGGCAGAGTTCTTTGGTGATATCGGGTATCCGGATGTGGAAAAGAAGATCATGAAAAAGAAAGGAAGTGGAAGGGATGGAATTCATACCACATGAGTACCAGTCATACTGTTTCAACCGTATCATCGATACAAAGAAGGTCGGGCTGTACATTGACATGGGTCTAGGTAAGACCGTGACCACCCTGAGTGCTGTCAAGGATCTGAAGTATAACCGTCTGCTGGTGAGGAAGATTCTGGTGATCGCACCGAAGAAGGTCGCGGAAAGTACCTGGTCAAAGGAAAAGGATAAATGGGATCATACGAAGATGCTGCGGGTATCCAAGGTACTGGGAAGCACAGCAAAGCGGATCCAGGCACTGAATACACCGGCGGATTTGTACATCATTAACCGAGAAAACGTAGTATGGCTGGTGGATTATTACCGGAATGCCTGGCCGTTCGATATGGTCGTGATTGATGAGAGCAGCAGTTTTAAGAATCATAAGTCGAAAAGGTTCAAAGCACTGGCGAGTATATCCGGTAAGATTGATCGTCTGGTGGAGTTGACCGGTACGCCGTCACCGAATGGTCTTGAAGATCTCTGGGCCCAGGTATACCTGCTGGATGGAGGAGAACGGCTGGAGAAGCGGTACTCCCAGTTCCGGGAGAGGTACTTCAATCCGGGTGATCGCGGCCAGAACATCATATACAACTATAAGCCGAAGCTGGGGAGCGAACAGGCAATACTGGATAAGATATCAGATATCTGTATCACCATGAAGTCGGAGGATTATCTGCAGCTGCCGGATCTGATCGAGGATGTCATTCACGTAGAGCTGGATCAGAAAGCCAGAAAAGCCTATGACGAACTGGAGCGACAGATGGTTCTTGCACTGCCGGAGGAAGAGGATGAAATCAGTGTGACCAGCGCAGCGGCACTCAGCAATAAGCTCCTACAGCTGGCGAATGGTGCTGTCTATGATGAAAATCATACCATGCATCCGGTACATAACTGTAAGATCGAGGCATTCATGGAACTGGTGGAGTCATTGAATGGTAAGCCGGCACTGGTCTTTTATAACTTCCAGCATGATAAGGATCGGATCAAGGCCGCATTGGAAAAGACCGGCTTACGTGTCCGGGAACTGAAGACACCACAGGATGAAAACGATTGGAATACCGGGCAGATCGATATCCTGTTGGCACATCCGGCCAGCTGTGCATATGGTCTGAACTTGCAGCAGGGTGGAAATCATGTGATCTGGTTCGGACTTACATGGAACTATGAGCTGTACTCTCAGGCAAATAAGCGGTTGCATCGTCAGGGGCAGACAGAGAAGGTGATTGTTCATCATCTTGTGTGCAATGAAACCAGAGATGAGGATGTAATGGAAGCCATCAGCCGGAAGGATGATGTGCAGAACTGGGTAATGGAATCCTTGAAAGCAAGGATCCGGAGGATAAAGGAGGGTAAAAGGTGAGAATTTAATCAAAAACGTCGAATAGCGTCGAACTTTGAAAATTGAATATTGATGGCTGGAGATAATTGAAAAAGTAGACATATATGCATTGCTGATATATAATAATTAAAATGATAATAGGAGGTTAAAAATGATTATAGGAATAAAAGGTGAATCTTTTGAAGAAAAGAAAAAACGTCATATTAAAGAATGCGAAGAAGATAAAGTCGGGTGGCAGAATGAATTAGAATATGCAATAAGGGAAAATGATTTGAAGTATCAACAATATTGTAGAGGAATGATAACAATAATGAATAATACTTTGGAACATCTAAAAAAATTTGTATAGAATTAGTTACCAACCATCAGTATTCGGTGGTTGGTATTTTTTTGTTTAAACTGGAGGTGATATCGTGACGAGGAATATATTAAGAGTCTATATGCCAACGATTATCATTGAAAAACACGAATTTAACAAGAATAAACCGTAAAACATGAAGAGAATGCGATATAAATGTCGAAGAGTGTCGAAAAATGAAAATTGAATATTGGTAATTTGTGTCGTATAATAATTCTATAAATTACGAAGGGAGAGATAGCATGGAAAGACTTAGTTATAACATTTCTGATGAATATAGTCATGAACTGGGAGAGATACATAATAAGCTGAACCAGTTGGAGAGGGGAAGAATATACGAACTGAGCGGAGCACAAATGGATGGATATTTAGCAACGAATATTAGTCAGTTGAGGAAGGAAATTATTGAATTATTAAATAAAATTCAAAATGGGCAGGAGGGTACTGCCACAGAGTTAGGTAATATTATGCGAAATTTGTGACTATTGAAAAAATTAACATACAACCATCAGGGTTTTGCAATAAGGTACATTGAATGAAGAATCACAGTGTAACTTTTGGTTGAACTATGCTAAGAGGCGATATAATATGAAAGAAAATATGGGGGCTATTGATGATGGACAAAGATAACAATATTGTGTCGAGAAGTATTTACTATTATGATTTGTTAGCAGTTATTAGAAAGGGAAGTAAAATAACAGAGGAAAAGGAGGCTATTCTTCGTAGTTTTGAAAGAATTAGAAAACTATATGAGGATTTTCTTGATGCGAAAAGGAAAGGCGATGAGACACTTGCGAAAAAGCTGTTAAATGCTGTTCATTATATAACAGAAAAAGGGGACTACCTTTATGTTCTGGTTGATGAAATAGTAGATTATAAGATAAAATTTCGTTTGGTACGAACCAGAACAAACGCATATCCCTATATCGATATAAATGGAGAGTTAGAAAAAATCACAACAAAAATTAAGGGTGAGTTTGATGTGGCTGAAGTTACTCACTGTGTAATATTTGCGGATAAAAATATTATGGGTGCAGAATATAATTCGGCTGGAGCCAGAGCAACATCATTATCAGTGTTATTTGATGAGAGAGATTATGAAGTTGAAAGTTTAAAAGTATTAAACAGAATTGATAAAAAGGCAATTAATAAATTACAGGAAAATAAAAAATATAAGATGTTTCAGCTTACTATAAAAAATTCTCCAGAAATAATTAAAAAATTGAGGGATAAAAATTTATTAGGGGCTGCCTTTGGCGATTTTGAATTTGATACCTATACTATTACGATAAAGAGAAGAATTACTAAAAACAAGAGTGGTTTCATTCCACCGTTTGGGGTAGAAGAAATAGAGGATCTGTTAAAAAATAACGGTGACGAGATTAAAAGTTTTACCGTGGATCAGGGGATGTATACGAAGGAAGTCAATCTATTGTCAGAAAAGATGATGGTGAAAACAGATTTTGAATACGATAAAGACGAGAGAATATTGGATTCAGCACAGGTATATAATAAAATAGAGAATTCTGCTGTAAAAATATTAATAGAGAGTGATGGGAATGAAGAATAAGCAAAAAGAAGATATTTCATTGATACTAACAATTAGTATTCCAATATTACTTGGGATAGGCACCGCGTGCTTTTTATTTTCTAATGAATATTTGATAGAGAATTTAAGTGATGTAATGAAGGAGGCAGTAACTTTACTGGTTACGCTGTTTGGATTCATTTTAGCCTCATTATCTATTTTGATAAGTTTTGAAGGTAATGAGAAGACAAAGCAACTCAGAGAGAGCCGGCATTATAAAAAAATATTAGGTGTTCACCTGATGTCGGATATTTGGATGTTTTTTGGGACGGGATGTCTGTTTGGATTCAATATATTTGGGTTGCTTAATAAGACTGTAGCATGGGTGTTTGTGCTGATTGTCAGTGTGAGTTTTTATTATTTAGCGATTGTATTGTTTTACTTGGCAATTATGATTGGAACCCTGTTTGTAAAAAAAACAAACTATCATTAATAATAGATTTAAAAAAATTGAATTTGTAAAGAATTTATGATAAGTTTTAATTGCAAGAAGTAAATATAGTTTAAGTCAATGAAGTAGAGCCAAGAGCCGAATGATCTAACCTTAAAGGGTTGGGTGATTCCGGCTCTTTTTTGTTTAGAAATGATCAGAAGGTGGTTGGATGGCGAATGAGAAAAACTTAATACCGAATGATGCCAGAACTCCGAACGAACGCCGAGTGAATGCACAGAAGGCTGGAATAGCCTCTGGGCGCACCAGAAGGGCGAAAAAGGAACAGAAAGCAATTATATTGAATATCTTATCCCTTCCACTGAAAAAGGGCGATATCGGCGAGATAGAGAGCTTAGCGGACGCTCAGGGAGCCAATCTGACAGTGAATGAGGCTATCGTGATCGCGCAGGTATCAAGAGCTCTGAAGGGGGACACCAGAGCGGCGCAATATATCCGGGATACGGCGGGCATGAACACGATCGATAACAAACATCTGGATCTGGAAAAGAAGAAACTGGAACTTGAAATCATACGACTGGAGCAGGAAATCCGGAGACTGGAGGAACGGCCGGAGGATGAACACGTAGACACTACATTTGTGGATGCTTTGAATGAATCATGCAAGGAGGTGTATGTGGGCTATGACATTGGACAGCAGGATCAAGAAGCTGAAGGAGACGGTGCAGCAGCCGTTACCGAAGAACCGGAAAGTTAAGCAGAGTACATTTGAATTCAAGCCTTTTTCTATGAAGCAGAAAATGGTCCTTAACTGGTGGTGCGATGACTCCCCGCTGAAGGATCGGGATGGAATCATAGCAGACGGAGCTATCCGATCCGGGAAAACCGTCTGCATGTCGCTGTCTTATGTTATGTGGGCAATGGAGCGATTTGACCAGCAGAACTTCGGTATGGCCGGAAAGACAATCGGATCCTTCCGGCGTAATGTGCTTTTCTGGTTAAAGATGATGCTGATCACACAGGGTTATATCGTTAGAGATCACAGAGCTGATAACTATGTTGAGGTATCAAAGAATGGAAAGACAAATTATTTTTACATCTTTGGTGGTAAGGATGAGCGATCGCAGGACCTGATACAGGGTATCACGCTTGCGGGTATGTTCTTTGACGAGGTGGCTTTGATGCCGGAAAGCTTTGTGAACCAGGCGACCGGCCGATGCTCCGTAAAGGGGTCAAAATTCTGGTTCAACTGCAATCCGGGATCCCCTAGACATTGGTTCAAGGTTAACTGGATTGATATATGCGCCTGTAACATGTCTGAGCGACAGATCGAGGAATGCAGGACAGGCGGCGTAGAGCTGAAGAACATGGTATACCTCCATTTCACTATGGACGACAACCTGTCACTGGATGAGGATATCAAGCGGCGATATCGATCCATGTATAAGGGCGTGTTCTTCAAGCGATATATACTCGGCCTCTGGTGTATGGCGGAAGGCCTTGTGTATGGCATGTTCGATGAAGAAAAGCATGTTATCCATGGGGAATGCCCGGAAAGTCCTATGCATTTTGTATCGATCGATTATGGTACCGTAAATCCGTTTTCTGCGGGCGTTTGGGGATTTGATGGCCGGAGGGCTATACGAGAGCGGGAGCTATATTACAATGCCCGAGCAACCGGTATCCGGAAAGATGATGAAGCATATTATGAGATGCTCAAAGAGCTGATCGGGGATACTCCGATTGAGTACATCATCATAGATCCATCTGCTGCATCGTTCATTGAGGTGATAAAGAAGCACGGGGATTATGGAGTAAAAGGTGCAGCCAATGATGTGTTGGACGGCATCCGGGTTGTAACAACACTTTTGAATGCCGGCCGGTTGTACTTCCATGAGAGCTGCACGAACAGTATAGCAGAGTTTGGATTGTATTCGTGGAATGAAGAATCCGGAGAGGACAAGGTAAAAAAAGAAAATGACCATGCCATGGATGATATCCGGTATTTCTGTTATACATTCATGCGCAAATGGCTGAGGTGGCAGTATTGATGAGAAGGAGTGGATTATATGGGCTTTATAAGTTGGATCAAAGGAGTGATAGGAAATATGTTTAGAACAAAAGACGCTAAAAAAGCATTTAATATCGATCCGATATTGTCTGCCAGAATGGAATACGCAATAGCTGACTGGGGGCGGATTGTAAGTGGAAAACCGGTATGGCTGAGTAAAGAGGATGATGTCCGGACGATTAACTTTGCAAAGTTCCTCTGTAGTGATACAGCAAAGAAGATCTGCCTAGACATCGATGTTAATGTTGACGGATCTGCAAGGGCGGAATATCTGGAGACTGTGGTAAATGCAGTAAAAAAGGTCTTACGAGATAAGGTAGAGGACGCCTGTTGCCTGGGTGGTATTATGCTGAAACCCGATGGAGCACCGGGGCAGGCGTGCGTTGATTATATAACGCCGGATAATTTCCTTGTGACTGCGACCAATTCAAACGGAGATATTTTAGGGTGTGTATTCTTTGATTACAGTTCTAAGGGTGATACGAGCTATGTAAGGCTTGAATATCAGCGGTTCGAGGGTGATAAATACCTGATATCAAATAAGGCATACCAGTTAACCGCAAAGGGTGGTGTACATCATGAAATCGCTCTGTCCAGCGTGGATGCATGGGCAGACATTGAACCGGAAGCATCGATTGATAACATTGATAAGACACTGTTTGCCTATTTTAAGATGCCATACAACAATGTGATAGACCCAACCAGTCCACTGGGAGTGCCTGTGTTCTATAACGCGATCAATGAACTTCGGGATCTGGACATCGCATGGAGCCGGAAAGGAGATGAAGTAGAGGACAGCAAGCATATGCTGATCGTCGGTGCTTCTGCTCAGAGATCGTCAAAGCAGCAGAAGATCACATTACCGCGGTTTGTTAAGTCACTGGATCTTGGCGGTTCCGGTTCTCTTGATGAGCCGGTGCATGAGCATGTTGCCACGATGCTGACTAGCAACCGGATTGAGGATATAAACAGTATACTGTCGATGATCAGCACAAAGGCTGGATTCTCGCAAGGTGCATTTACACTTGACCGTAAAACCGGAATGGTGACAGCCACACAAGTGGAATCAGATGATCGGGAAACTATAGAGACGATCAAAGAGATGCGGGACAACCTAAAAGATGCACTGGAGCATCTGGTATATGCTGTCAGCAAATATGCAGATTTGTACGATTATGCCCCTGTCGGAGAATACGAAGTATCGTTTTCATTTGGAGACCTAACGTATTCATATGATGAGGACCGGGCGCGGCACTGGCAGTATGTGCAGGCTGGGAAGTATCCATTGTATCGGTATTATATGAAGTTTGAAGGTATGAGTGAAGAGGAAGCGAAAGCCCTTGTTGATGAGGCAAAGGCAGATAATGAGCAGACAGAAGGTCAGGGGCTGTTCAAGTAGATCGTTGCGACGTCGCAACAGTCAGGGGATGATACTTTATGCTGTCACCGGAATACTTATGGGATGTTGCAGATCCTGTTGTGGATATCTGGGAAAAATTGAATATCGAGATGATAAAGGACATCTGCGAGCGTCTGATGAGTGCAGAGCTGTATGATTATCATCAGCTTCCGGGTGCGGCAAGATATGAGGCGTGGCTTGCCAATCAATATGGTATGCACTATGAAGAAATGGTGAAAGTGGTTGCGGAGTTAACGAAGAAATCCGAATCAGAGGTTAAGAATCTATTTGAAGAAGCGGGTCTGTTAACACTGGAGAATGATCAGATGATTTATGACAACCACAATATATCGCCGATTGACATCCGGAATAATAGTACATTGAGCCAGATGCTAACTGAAATGTATACAAGGACAAATGGGGAATTAAAGAATTACACTCGAACAACCTTACGGAATATGCCGGATGAATTCTATCATGCGATGGATAAGGCATATACCGCCGTGGCATCCGGGGTGGAATCATACAGCAAGGCCATATCAGATACAGTGGAAGAACTGTCAAAGGCTGGAACACATGTAACCTATCCAACTGGGCGTAAAGATACGATCGAGGTTGCAGTCAGGAGAGCTGTTCTGACCGGTCTTAATCAGGGAGCCGCTTTAATCTCTTTGCAGAATGCGATTGATAATGGATTTGAATATGTCGTAGTTGATGCTCATCTGGGAGCCAGAGTGAATGATGAGAACAAAATAGCGAATCATGCCGGCTGGCAGGGAAGGGTATTCAAGATTGAGGGGAAAACAAAGGACTATGGGAATCTGAAAGAGGAAACCGGATTCCCCGGAGATCCCCTCGGTTTGTGTGGCTATAACTGCCGGCATAACTTTTATCCGTATATGCTCGGTGATCCGAATCCATTTGAAAAGGATATACCGGATGAAAAGGAGAATCGGAAAGCATATGAGAACTCCCAGAAGCAAAGAAGCATGGAACGCAAGATTCGGGAATCAAAAAGGAATCTGATGGGATTGCAAACTTGTATAGACAACTGTAAAGATGAAAAGGCAAAATTTGAATTGCAACAAGAGTACAATAAAAAGGCTGACCGGTTACAGAAGCAGAATAAGGCCTATAAGGAATTTTGCGAAGAGAACGGATTAAAGACCGAGCAGGATCGCTTGAAAGCGGCAGGATGGAACCGGAAGAGTGCTGACCACGCACGGAGTGGGGCGAAGCAGTATGAAAATGCAAAGAAATCAAAAGGCGTACCGGCTATGGAACTTAAGGGGAAAGCCTATAGCGTTTACTCGGAGGACGAGATAAAAACTATGGCCAATCAGACACAAGCAATAGCGGATAAATACGTTAAAAAGGAGAGTAAATGGAGTGGAAATATCATAGTTGACGATGGAGCAGAGTTGTATGGCAAGCTGTGGAATTGTGACATTGTTACCAGAAGTGAAACGAGCCCACATATCATTCTGCATGAACAGTTACATGCAAAGTCAATCAGTTATTTTGATAAGGAAACATATATGAAAAATCAAAAAATTGAGGAGGCAACGGTTCAGTTAGCAGCTCAGGAGATAAGCCGGCTCGAGGGTATAATAATAGATGAATCAGAGTATGATTATTTATGTAACAATTTGAGGAAGATTAATAATAGACTAAAAATAAGCAAGACAGATTTTGATTTTTCTATTTCGCTTATTGACCTGGATGTAATAGATCGTATAGAATGGATAGAAAAGCACATAGATGAAAGAATGCTAGGTGGAAAGTTGACGGTAGGGGAGTATATGGAATTGGAACAATTATTGGAGGAGTTGATCTGATTTGGCACAAAACATAGAAGATTTAGTGAAACGGGCGCAAAACAAGGACAACAGTGACGATGAATGGCTGCAACTCGAAAAGGATATGCTCGAATTTTTAAAAGAGGATCATCCACAATCAGAAAGAAAACGGCTTATCCCATTGGGTTGGCTAGAATCTGTTACAATCATATGTGATGGGATAAAAAGAGAGCGGGGGATGAGGTAGATGGATAATTTCCGGGCGGTATACCACATTCTGCCAGAACTGGAGAAAGCACTGGACAGTCCTAAGGCGGATATATCTCGTTTTGATGCAGAACAGCTTGGTGTATCAGAGAATCGGTGGTGCAGCTACATTGAGATGATGGAAGACGTTGGTTATATTAAGGGAGCTGTTATTAAGAGAAATATTTACGATGAGACACTGATAGATTGTGATAACATGAAGATCACATTAAAGGGACTGGAATATCTGCAGGAGAATTCAGTCATGCGAAAGATCTATAAAACATTGAAGGGAATTAAGGATGTGACCCCTAAAATGTAAAAACAATAGTTGCAAAATACTGAAGAATGAATTATAATTTTTATAGAATTCTAATAAAGGTTGCACCGGTGAATCGTAGGGAGCGATTGATTTGAAAGTATTCTGGTATCCCTGCCCACGCTGTGGCTATCCGAAGATGTTGAAAGTCAGATCTGATACGAGATTGATCAACTTTCCCGGATACTGCAAGAAGTGCAAGCAGGAAAGTATTATAACTAAATACGAGGGAGAGCCAGAGCCAGAAAGAGCCAGAGCCAATTAGCAGACACGTAAAGTGACGTTGCTAGTTGGCTCTTTTTCATTTCTTGTTTTCTCCCACTCACAAGAAAAGTTGGCGCCACAGCAGGGAAAATCAGATAACCTCCGTCTGATAACCGGGTTCGATTCCCGGTCTGTGGACTACCTGGCACAGGGTTTAATGTGCAGATCCTATTACCGCTGACGGAGCGGTTAAGAAGTCACGTAGAAAGGATTGTAGCAGAATGGTGAATATTGAAGAAATCTTGAAGACGAACAACGTCACTGTAACAGATGAGCAGAAGGCGGCAATCGTAAAGGCTGTAAAAGAAAATTATAAGACCATAAGTGAGTTCGATAAGAAGGTTGAGAAGCTGGAGACTGAACGGGATGGCTATAAGGAACAGTTCGAAACAGCCACAGAGACCTTAAAAGGCTTTGATGGCATTAAGCCGGAAGAGCTGCAGGCAGAGGTTGAAAAGTATAAGAAGGCTGCTGAAGAGAAAGAAAAGGAGTTCAAGCAGGAACTGGAAAAGAGAGATTTTGCAGATGCACTGGACAAGGCAATCGGAGAGTACAAGTTCTCTTCCGAGTATGCGAAGAAGTCTGTTATGGAGGAGATCAAAGGAGCAGGACTGAAACTGGTGGATGGTAAGATCATCGGATTGAATGACATGATCGAAACCATTAAAGGCAAGGATGCATCCGCCTTTGTGGATGAGAATCAGCAGAAGTTAGAACAGAACAAGGCGAAGTTTACGAAAAAGACGGATCCTAGCAAGGACGGCACCAAGGTTAGTATGTCCGAGCTTATGAAGATGAAGAATGAGAATCCGAATATGGATATCTCACAGTACATGGAATAGAAAGGATGATTACACATGGCATTATTTGATGCAAAGAATTTCAACGGCGAAGTATTCGGTGCGTATGTGAACCGGGTGCCAAACCTAAACAGAAACGAATTATTAAAGAGCGGCGCCATCGTTGAGGTACAGCGATATGCAGCTATGCTGCCGGATCAGGTAGGTGGTAACTATATCACGACTCCAATCAAGGCACGTATTGGCGGAAACGCAAGCAATTACGATGGAAATACCAATATCGGTACCTCCAGCCGTAAGACTTATACGCAGGGCAGAATCGTAATCGGCCGTGCGAATGGCTGGGTTGAGAAGGATTTCTCTGCGGATATCTCGGGTGAGGACTTTATGCCGGCGGCAGAAGAGGTTGCGGAATACTGGGATGACATCGATCAGAATACGATCCTTGCAGAGATGAAAGGTATCTTTGCTATGACCGGAAAGGAGAATCTGAAGTTCGTCGACGGCCATACCTACGACATTTCGAAGAATTCCGGCGATGCTGGAAAGTTCGGTGAGACAACATTAAACACTGCTCTGCAGAAGGCACTGGGGGATCATAAGGCTAAGTTTAGTCTGGCGATCATGCATTCTGTCGTTGCGACCAATCTGGAGAACCTGAATCTTGTTGCGTATGCGAAGTATACAGACGAGCAGGGCATTCAGAGAGATGTGTCCCTGGCAACACTGAATGGCCGGTTGTTGCTGATCGATGACAATATGCCGACTACTGAGGTTGCCGCAACCTATGCAGCTTCGAAGGATACCTCTGTACAGGAAGGTAAGACCTATTACACGAAGACAGGAACAAATTACACACCGGTAGCGTCTCCGTCCGGCAATCCGTCTGAATCATCTTACTATGAGATGACTGCAGAGGGGTACACGGAGTATACGACATATGCGTTTGGTGACGGTGCAATCGAATATACCGACTGCGGGGCAAAGAAGCCGTATTCCATGTCCGTGGACGAAGGAAAGAACGGCGGCGAAGAGACACTGTGGAGCAGACAGAGAAAGATCTTCTCCCCATGGGGTATCTCGTTTAAGAATACCGGTATCATTTCACCGACTGACGAACAGCTTGCAACAGGATCCAACTGGGAGCTGGCAAACAGCAATGAGAGTGGTACTCCGGAGTATTTTCCACATAAGGATATCGCGATTGCAAGAATTATTACTCGGGGGTAATTGAGCATGGGATACGCAGATTATGACTTCTACAAAAATGAATACTATGGCGATCTGTTGACGCCGGAGGAATTCAATCGGTGGAATGAGCGGGCGAGCCGCTGGCTTGACGCTGAGACGGACAGAAGGCTTATATCTGCGTATCCTAGCGATGAATACACGGATACACAGATTAAGCTCTGTATATGTGAGCTGGCGGAGAAGATGATGGAAACGCAGAGATATCTGTCAGCAAGTGCGATCAACCAGACGACCGGAACATCCGGCATGGTGAAGTCTAAGTCAGCCGGTAGTGAAAGTATCACATACGCAACCGGAGAGACGGTATATGCTTCTGTAATCAAGGATGAACGAAGCAAGCACGGATTCTTCTATGCAACGGTTGCAAACTATCTGAATAGACTGGAAGATGCCAAAGGCATATGCCTGTTATATAAGGGGATGGAACCGAATGTTTAATGACACAGTGACTCTATTTAATCTATATAACGAAACATGGTATCCAACGGTACTGCAAGGCGTAGAAGCGCAAGAAGTAACCGGGAAAACGGAGAGTAAAGACGGCAGTAAACCGGCAGATACCTGTTCCTTGCATATTCCGGAAGGGCTTATGAGTGACTATCATCGACCAAAGGCTTACACCGGTGAAGGGTATACCATCCGGGAAGGTGATTTCTTTGTGATCGGTGATTTCAGTAGTGAACCTATTGACGAGAATGACTATGAAGACGGGTATATGACACACATGAAAAATACTTATGATGGCGTTTATAATATCAACTCCGTTGGTATTTATAAGACCATTCCACATATCGAGGTGAAGGCATCGTGATCATAAAGTCTACGATAGGCAGTGTTAAATTTCGATTGGATACAAATCGGATGGATAAGCGGTTTCAAAGAGCGCAAGCATATCTGGATAACAGAGTGCTGATGGATTCTAACTCCTTTGCGCCTAAGGCATCGAATACACTTCGCGCGAACGGCATCCGGAATACAAGTCTTGGAAGTGGTTTGGTCTGTTGGTATACACCATATGCGCACTATCAGTATGAAGGGCGATCAATGGTTGGCAAGTATTCCAAACGTGCGTGGGCGAATAAGGGCGAACCAAAGGTATATAACGGTAAGCATTTGACCTACTCTCAACCGGGAGCAAGAGCGCGATGGTTTGAGGTAGCAAAGAGAAAATATATGAATAGCTGGCTGGAAGGGGTGAAGAAGATTATTGGCAGACACTAAGAAAGAACAGTTGGAAAAGAATGAGAGAATGACCGCTATGATGGCGATCTTCGAACTGATAGGACAGTATCCAAAATTAAATGACCTGCCGGTGGTTTTTGAAGACTTTGCGGATGGAAGAGGATCTTCCATCGCGGTGTTCTCGGAACCGGGCGCATACATCAACCGAAGGTTTATCGATGGAGGATTTGAAGGCGTGGTTCCATTCTCAGTCGTTTATCGCGCCGCCCCAAAGCTTGACAAGCAGAAGATCAAAATGATCGCATGGCTAACAGATCTGGCCGAATGGCTGCAGAAGGAAGCAGAGTACCCCGGCATCAAGGCTGGGCGGATAGATCGAATAGAAGCTACGACTGTTGCGGCGAAGGACATGTCGGACAGTGCCGGTGATCATGATTATGTAATTGTATTTGATATGACATACAGAAAGGAGCAATGAAAATGGAAGGAGATAAGTTAGAGCGTAAGTACCTGGCACACTATATTGATTCTGCATTTGGTAGCGTATCAGCTGCTTATGTACGTCTCGGAAAAGATCTTGAGGAGTATTCCATCGAGATGAACCCAGACGGTGAATCAAAGAAGAATATAATCGGTGAATCCCGGTATAACTTAAAGGGCTATGAACCGCAGGGGAATGTGGATCCGTATTATGCATACGAAGGAGATGCGTTATTCACACAGCTGAAGAAGATCATTGATGAGCGTGCAACCGGAGCTGCCACGCAGACTACCGTAGTCGATGTTCTGCTCAGCTCAACCGGAACCGTTACGGACGCATACCGAGAGGATGTAATCGTTGTACCTACCAGCCTTGGTGGAGATACATCGGGAGTATCCATCCCGTTCGAAGTGCATTACGCAGGCAATCGTACAAAGGGCACGTTCGATATGTCAACGAAGACATTCACACCGGCAACGGATGCAGCGTAGAGAAAGTACATGGCAGGATTTGAAATAGAATCCTGCCTTATTTACAAGGAGGTATAGAAAAAGATGATAGAAGTAAAAGCAAAAACAGGCGTAGAAATGATAAGAGTTCTGGATGAGCATGATCGGGAACTGGGGATAATGACTTTTTACCCGTCTGATCTGAACCTTCCGGCCAGATTGGATGCGGGAACGAAAAACATAGAAGAGATCTTGAAAGGGGCGCGAGAAAAGGTTCTGAGTATGGAGAAGGAGGCTTTTCTTGAGGAGGTGCCTGTTATCGATTCAAACATTAAAGCACAGCTCAACTACATGTTTGATACGGATATCAGTTCAGTATTTGGAAACACAAATCTACTGACACCGACTCGGAATGGATTTCTGGTAGAGGGAATCCTGGATGCAATACTGCCGGTGATAAAGGACTGTATTCAGAAGACCGCGGATCAGATGGAGAAAAAGAAAGATAAATATCTTGGAGCGTATAAGAAATGATAGGCGGATTGCCAAAGAAACTAACCGTGCATGGAATAGAATATGATATCCGGAGCGACTATCGAGACTGCTTAAACATATTGCAATGCTTGGGAGATCCGGATTTTACATATCAGGAAAAAATAGATGTTATGTTGAGAATCCTGTATGTCAACTGGGAGGACATCCCAGACAGCGACATACAGAAAGCAGTAGATAAAGCGGTATGGTTCCTCGATTGTGGAGAAATCTATGAGGAAGATGGAAAACGCCCGACACGTAATATGGTCCTATTCGACTGGGAACAGGATGAGCAGTTGATCTTCGCTGCAGTCAATCATGTCGCGGGGAAAGAATTGCGGGCTTGTGAGTATGTGCACTTCTGGACGTTTATCTCTTATTTTCATGAGATCGGAGAAGGACTCTTTTCAACTGTGATCTATATCCGGGAGAAGAAGCAGAAAGGAAAGCTCGATAAAGCCGACCTCGAATTTTACAGGAAGAATCGGAACTTGATTAACTTGAAAAAGAAATACTCGAAGGAGCAGCAGGAAGAAATAGATCGTATAAATGCGATATTGAATGGGTGATAAACAATGGCAGAATATGACGGAAGCGTAAAATTTGATACTGAAATGGACACGGACGGTTTTTATGCAGGAATTAAAAAAATGTCCGCTAAAACGGTTGCCCTGAATAATGCGATTAAGCAGACGAAAAGCCAGATCTCTCAGATTAAGAATGAGATGCAGAAACTGAAGACGGAAACATCGATGACAGATGAATACAAATTCATGAATGATAGTCTTTCGGCCGCACAGAAAAAACTTGAAGCTCTTGAAAATCGTCAGCAGAAGTTACAGGATCTGGGGGAAACAAAAGGCTCCGGTTGGGCGGCACTGACGTACGATATCGAAAATGTTCGCAAGGAGATCGAATATACTACGGCGGAGATGCAGCGTATGCGGGAATCCGGAGATGCGTTCGAGATAAAGGACAATTCAGCAGCACTTCAGAAAAAGCGGGCTCAACTTGATAAGCTGAATGGGAAAATGAAGGTATACAATCGGAGGCTTCAGGAAGCAAAGCAGAAAGAAAGCGGTATGACTGCTCAGGTCAGTAAAATCAAGAAGCTGTCTGCCACATTGAGTACATTGATCCATGGCGGCGGATCAGCCGGAAGAGGCTTTGCAGGAATCGGCGGCATGCTGGGGATGCTCACAAACAGAATCGGAAGCCTTGCTCTATCCGCTATGCTGTTTAATCAGATCAGCCGAGGGTTATCAAAGATACGCGAAGAAATGGTTAACTGCCTTGCTACGAATACGCAGTATAGTAGTTCACTTGCTCAGATCAAAGGTAACCTGCATACGGCATTCTATCCTATATACTCATACGCACTTCCGGCCATTAATGCTCTGATGTCCGGACTGAGCAGAATTACAGGGACGATAGCAGCGTTTACTTCTAAGTTATTTGGTACGTCGTTATCTAAGAGTCAACAGGCTGCGAAATCTTTATACAACCAGGCGAAAGCGATAGATAGCGTAGGGAGCGCAGCAAAAAAGGCTTCCGGGAATCTGGCAGATATTGATGATATGCATATTTTGACGGACAATTCAGATTCCGGGGGTGGAAGTACCGGATCGGCTCAGACTGTTAGCTTTGGAGAGATTCAGACAGATCCAAACATTGAAAAGTGGCTGGATAAGATGAAAGTGAAGTTTAAGCCATTAACGGAAGCGGTTACAAGATTGGTAGATGCCGCGAAGCCTTTGGCGGGTCCTTTTCTGGAAGGTTTAATTGATGGCCTGACAGATATAATCACGTCAAAGACTGCAGTCGGTATCATTAATAAGATAGCGGAAGCACTCGAAAACATGGATCCTGATGAAGCATATGCGATCGGGAAAGCAATCGGAGATGTAGCAGCTGCAATAATGCTCATGGTTGGTATCGCAGGTTTTGCCACATTCGTTGGTAATGTCGCAGCACTTTGGGAGATTCTTTTGCCTATGGGAACCTTCCTTGCAGGGTGGAAGATTGGTAATGGCCTTTATGAGTTGATAACCGGCGAAGATATTGATATGACCATGTGGGAGCAGTTAGATGAAATCTTTGGAACTCTGTTCAACGATTCGGAGACCTTCTTTGATGGTCTTGGCTGGATGTGCTACGACGCTATTAAGAATTTGACAGAGAAAATCACGGGTGAGGCACTTCCAAGCTGGCAGGAGTTCAAAGACGGTGTTGCTGAGGTGTTCGGTGAAAGTGGCATCTTAGGTATTATCAAACTTGCAACGGCCGGATGGCTGCTTCAAATGGGCGTCGATTCTAACATGGTAAAGAACATAATGTCTGTCGCGGGCATCATATTGAGTGACTATAAGCGGGCGTTTAGCGAAGATGGTCTGAGAGGCGTATTCCGGCAATTCGGGCAGTATGTAACGACTTTCTTTGCAATGGTAGGTAATGAGGTAAAGGCAAGCCTATTTGGTACCTTTGATGCAGTGAAAAATAAATGCGTGAATATGGGTATGACTGTAGGTCAGGCGGTAAGAGATACATTCAAACAGGCGGTTAATTCTGTGTTTACACAAATAGAAGGCCGTATGAACGTATTTATATCTGCTCTGAATGCTATACGCACCGTGATAAACCGGATACCGGGTGTGAATATCTCAAGGATACAGCCGGTGCAGCTTCCAAGGTTAGCAACTGGTACGGTTGTTCCGGCAAACTACGGAGAGTTCCAGGCGATACTCGGCGATAACAAGCGGGCTCCAGAGGTCGTGTCCCCGGTACCAACAATGAAGCAGGCCGTCCGGGAGGTTCTGAATGAATCCGGTGGTAGTGGTAAACCGATCGTGATTCACAACTACGTCACGCTGGATGGCAAGGTTGTATATAAGACTGTTGTTGAATACAACAACAGAGAAATAGATGCTTCAGGCAACAATCCGCTATTTGCATGATAGGAGGAATGAGACATGGCGAAGTGGAGACCGGAACTGATCATAGAAGGGATATCGCTTCCGATACCGGACGAATATTCACAAACGATATCAGATCTGTGTACAGATGAGAGTACGCGTAACCTGCAAGGGAAAGCGGTAAAAATAGTAGTAGCTGTCAAGTCCTCTGTACCGCTCAAATTCAAGGAGATCGAGTGGAGCAAAGCTGCAGCTCTTTGTAATGCGATCGACGGTAAGAATGTCATACATGGAAAGATCATGGACATCAGGCATCCGTATCAGCTTGTTGATGTTGAGATCTATTCGAATGACCGGGTGTGTACACCTTCGCGGTTTGATTCAGACGGCAAAGTGTACTGGGATATAGAATTTAAGGAGATTGAGCTCTGATGTGGAAGATATTAGTCACATGTACTGACGGCACCCAAATTGAATATGATGAAAGCTCTATCATCGAGACCGGGATCAGCATATCGAGCAGTATCAGCTCTTCGGACGCATTTGCACTCGGTAACTGCTCGGCGGCTACTTGCACTCTGAAGATAGCAGATGCACTTGCGCATGCGAATGATTTTTATCACGCCACGGTCGAGGTCAAAAATGGCGAAAAGTCAAAGGGTAAATTCGTATGCAATAGCTCAGATACGAAGGGCGGCGTGCTGACGTTAGACTGTTATGATTACATGATCTACGCGGGCAAGCAGATCACTACACAGATATCCGGGAAGACATTCGGTGCCATAGCCGCATCCGCCTGTGACGGATGCGGGCTTGAACTGAAGAACCAGAGCTGGGCGGGAGCAAATAAGGAGTGCACGGTACCGGACACAAGTAAGATGACGTACCGGGATCTATTCGCATACATCGCTCAGGCGACAGGAAATTACTGCAGGGTAGATGAATTCGGGGCGGTTGTGTTCGATTGGTTCGACGCGGATCTGACAGATGTCATCGATGGTGGTGTGTTCGATGAAGGGGCACCGTATCAGACGGGATCTAATATCGATGGTGGTGATTTTAGTTATGCTTCGTCCGGAGATGCCGATGGAGGAACATTCCTGGAAACTGCGTCAACGCATACAGTTCTCGATGCATTTAGCCTGGATGTTGGAACGGATGAGATCGGTATAACCGGCATCCGGGTGAAGAACGGTGACACGGAGACACTGGCCGGGCAGGATGGATACGTGCTGTCCGTAGAAGACAATCCTTTTACGGAAGGAAAAGAAGAGAAATACGCGCAGTACATGGCCGCACGGTGCGTTGGCCTGCGGTTCCGCACGTTCACGGCAAAGATACCAGAGAATGCTGAGATATCGGTAGGAGATGCGATATATATTACTGACGCGTTCAACACTGCATATAAAAGCTATATCACCTCGATAACATATACCGCATATGGTCAGATGTCGATCGCATGTGAAGCTGCGTCTCCTGTCCGGCAAGAGATGCAGAGAGCCACGGTTGTGACAAAGATACTTCAGAAAGCAGATCAATCGATGAACCGGAAGATCCTATCGTACGATCAGACCGCAAAAAACATGACCTCCTTGATCTCACAGGGTTTCGGGCTGTATACAACTACCGTCACGGATGAATCCGGTGCCGTGAGACAGTATCTGCATGACAAGCAAACGCTGGCAGCTTCATCGGTTGTCTGGACCAGGACGGCACAGGGGTTGATGGTATCGAAAGACGGTATGACCTCCTGGGCGGTAGACAGTAACGGAAACGCTTTGTTTAACGTGCTGACCGCACACG